ATACTGCATTTTTAGACATATTAGAGGATATTAAGAAAACTCAATACCTTGTAACGCTTCATGGAGGCCTTGGAGGGGACTTTAACAGCGCTATCGCCAAGCTACTATTGGGTAAGCATGGGTTGACAGAGAAAACGCAACAGGACGTCACTACAGGCGGCGAGAAGCTAAGTAACAATTTCATAATACAGCCGGTTAAGGCTAAGAGTGATAAAGATGAATGAGTATCAAACAACTATCAGAGAAATGCTTATCATATCGCTAGAAGGACTAGAGGAAGTAGATAGGCAACTACTGGAGGATGGTACTAACCCAGACCTACTATCAGAGCGCAAAGAGACTATCGAAGTTATTAAAAGAATATTAGACCTACCCAGGCCTTGACTCTAACCTCCTTTGGTTATATACTAGGTTATATCAATCAAATAGGAGAGAGTGATGAATATAATAATTATGTGTTTAAATGTATTATCAATATGGTTTATCATAGTAAGTACCATACATCTATACTTTATAAACGAAGAGTTAAAAAATCCTTCCACATCTAATTTAATTAAATTAGCTGAGTCGGCAGGAGGTAATCCTGTAAGAGATTGTATTAAGAAGCCTTGTATAAAGATATGCTTAAGTTTTATCTGGCTTATATCCCAAACATTAATATGAATAGGAGAGAGAAATGACTAAATCAACAGTATATATTAAGGAGGAATCCGCACGTATTTTAGTGGGGGATATGAAGGAAGGTGTATTATATCGGGTAGATGATAGTGAAACAATGTGGGATCTTGATATAGTTATTATATCAGGGGATATACTGGTTAACCTCTCATGTTTAACGTGTCATCCTAAGACTATAGATAGTTGTTGTGATATATCCGTTAGAGAGTGGCCTAAAGGCTCATCAATCACGCTAACTCAGGAGTAATCATGACTAACCTACCACCAGAGAAAGACTTAGGCCAGTTCATAGCTGAATGTGAGTTAGCCAAAGCACAACTAATGAAAGATAACCCAGCTCGATACATGATGACACAAGCTAAGTTTGACCTAGCGATGGATAAGTGCCATACTCAAGAAGAGCGTATGTTGATGGCTGCTGCATTGATGACTGAATCATTGCGTACATTAACAGCACGACTTATTGAATTAAAACAGGAGATAGATGAGGTGTTGAAATGATCACATTAAGAGAAGAGATTGATGGATTGATGGTAAGTTACCACTACAAAAAGAAACACATAAAATCAGTCAATATTGATGGTATAATTAAAGAACTTGAGGAAATACTAGATAGGACTAAATGAAGGTAGTAAATAAGAAAAAAGCCCACTAAAGGGCTTCTTTCTCTCGGGTACTCTTTGTAATTTCAGCCCGGCTGAAACCGAGTTTCCTCGGCGGTAGGTGAACACCGCTTCACGCAGCCCCGTACATATCCACCTGTTGTTCAATATAGCGAACTGTAGGCAGCAAGTCAAACCTTAGTGATATGCTGTTTGAGAGCCTCTGACATCCAATTTTTAATAGAGACTACTAAAAGAAACAAAAGATGAAATCACTAAGAAGAGAGATTGAGTTGTATATCGAAGAAGTAACACGTGTTATTAATGAACACCCCTCATTTCAAGAAAGGTGGCGTCTAACAGCTGTTTATCGTAGTATAGTACAAGACCTAGAACATATACTAGAAGAAACAGCTGAAGCTATAGAGAATGGAGATAATTAGTACTATCTGAATAACTAGTGTATACTCAACGGATGAGTGATATTCCACTAGAAATAGCAGAAGGCATCGCATGGCTGATGTCCAAGCCAAAACGTATCAAAATAGCAGTGGGTGGTCGTGGTAGCGGTAAGTCTACTGGTATCGCTGATGCTATGCTTATCTATGCAGACCAAGGCCAACGTATCTGTGGTACTCGTGAGTTCCAGAACTCTATTGATGATTCAGTACACCAGTTATTGCATGAAGAGATTGACCGAATAGGTATCAATGGATTCACAGTTCTATCTAAAGAGATAAAGACAGTTAACGGTGGTGAGATATTCTATCGTGGCCTAGCCAGAAACATCACATCTCTCAAGTCTCTACAGGGCGTCAAGAAATTATGGATAGAAGAGGGAGAGTCTGTATCTAAAACCTCATTGAAAGTATTAACGCCATCTATCAGAAGTAGCGCCTCATCTAATGGCGATGACGAGGAATTACCTGAGATATGGATATCCATGAACCGTAACTCACGAGAAGATGCAATAGCGGAGAAATACCTCAAAAGAGCTGAGGCTGCTTTAGCTGAATGTGGTAGGTATGAGGACGATCTGGTTATGGTTGTTCAGATGAACTATACAGAGAATCCTTGGTTCCCACCTGAGCTAGAGCAAGAAAGACTGGATGATTTAGAGAATCTATCTGAAGATGAGTACGACCACATCTGGAATGGTCACTACAACGAGACAGTAGAAAACGCTATTATCAAGAAAGCTTGGTTCGATGCGGCTATTGATGCTCATGAGAAACTAGGAATCAAACCCAGCGGTGCTACTATCACAGCATTTGACCCAGCCGATCAAGGTGGAGATAGTAAAGCCTATGCAACTAGGAAAGGATTTCACTATCACGATATAGGCGAGATAAAAGCTCATGATGGTAACGAGGCACTAGATGTGGCGTCAGACATAGCTATCGGACACAATACAGACCTATTTGTATGGGATGGGGACGGTATGGGTGCACTACTACGCAGACAAGTAGATCAAAACTTCAGTGGAATTAAATGTGAACTCAGGATGTATAAAGGCTCTAATACTGTAGATGAACCTAAGGCGCTATATAACGGATTGAAATCATTAGGTGGTAAGGATAGACCTAAATCGAATAAGGATACATTTGCTAATAAGCGGGCACAGTACTACATGAAACTCGCTAATAGATTCTTTAATACCTATCGAGCAGTAGTAAAAGGGGAATATGTTGACCCTGACACTATCATTTCTATCTCAAGTAGTGTAAAATTGTTAGATAAGTTGCGTTCGGAGGTATGTCGTATCCCGAAAGTACCTAACGGAGCAGGGAAGATTCAACTAATGTCAAAGCCTGATATGAAGAAGAAATACGATATTGAATCGCCTGGTATGGCTGATTGCCTTGCTATGTGTGAAGAACTACCAGGTAAACCTAAGACATCTAAAAAGATAAAATTCAAACGGATAACTAGATAATGGCTGATATAGATTTTAATAATCATACCGAAATACTAAATAGCATAGTACTAGCACAGGACAATGAAAGAGAGAGAAGACAGGCAGCGCGAGAAGCAAAACTCTTCTTAAATGCAAGAGATGGTCAGTGGGACCCTTATGCTATTGAGAAATTGCAGGGCAGATACCGCGGCACATTTGATATGTGTACTCCGATTGTTGATAGTATCAGTGGGGAAATAGACCAATCAGACTTCACTTTAAAAATTAGCCCTACCACTACTGGTGCTAGTGATGACACAGCCAAGACAATGGAAGGTTTGGTTAGGAATATCCGTAATATCTCTGATGCAGATTATATCTTCTCAAGAATGTCTCGTAACAATGTTATATGCGGGTTTGATTGTCTTGAGATAGTACAAGACTGGATTGATGGTGATTCGTTCGATCAGGACTTAATACTTAAATATGTTCCAAATGCTATAGATGCTGTATGGTTTGATATCGACTCTATGAAGCAAGATAGAAGTGATGCTCGCTGGGGTGTTAAAAACATTAAACTATCTAGAGCTGAGTACGATAAAAGATGGCCCGAAGGTTCGGGTATGTCTATTACTGACGACAGACAAGCTTCAGCTACATCGGAACGTGCTGAATTTGTTACAGTTGGCCAGCTGTATTATAAGAAAAGTATAGATATTGAAATAGTTCAGATGAATGATGGCGCTGTCTACAAAGCTGATAAATATGAACCACTCAAAGAGGAATTGGCCGCAAAAGGTATTGAAGAAGTGAATCGACGTACTCGTAAGTCATGGCGTGTATACTCTCGTATCATTGATGGTGGTGGATTCTTACAGGAAGAAGAGGAAACAGTATTTGACTATATCCCCTTAGTTCCTATTTACGGAAACTATGATGTATTCGAAAACAAGCCTGTATACTATGGT